GCTGGCGCAGGCGGTCGGTGCCGTAGGTGGCTACGGCCCGGAACTGCCACGCATCGGCCGCCACGAAGGACGGAGCAGGCCCGGCCGCGGCGGTCAGCAAGAGGCCGTCGCCCAGGTCCAGCGGCGGGCCGTACAGGTCAGCGGTGGTCCAGGCCCCGCCGTCGCGCCGCCAACGCAGCTCGCCGCCCTCGACGTCGAACGCCAGGGTGTCGCCCACTTCGAAGGGGATGCCACCGGGCAGCAGCGCCACATCGGCAGGGCCTGCGGTGTATGCGGCTGGTGCGCCGGGGTCATACAGCCAATCAGGAAGCGCGCCCAGCACGGAGCTGCGCGCCGTCCACGTCTGCACCGGGCTGCCGTCGGTGCCACCCGTCAGCGGGGCGCTGCCGGCGGCGATGACCGGGATGGTGAACTTGTCACCCTCGGCCCAGGACGCCTGGTTGTGGGTGTTGGAGATGCGGATGATGATCTGGTCGCCCACCTTCAGGCGGTGCTCGCACTGCGTGACCAGACCGATGCCGAACTCTTGGGTGCTCACGATCTTGCCGTCGACGTCGCGGATGACGCTGACGTAGGGCTGGTTCGTGAACATGGGGAGATAGATACCCTCGGAGTGCTCCCACAGGAACGCGTCTCCAGGGTCACGCCAGCAGGGACTCCCCTGTGCACCGCTGGCGTCAGATTTTGGGAGGATGCCCGCGTGCACCCGGCACACGTCCATCGCTGCGCTGTACTTCTTGAGCAGCGCCGCGTCGAATCCCGGGGTCTCGGTGAGGCCGGCATTCGACAGCTCGAGAAAAGGCAGAAACTCCGCCTTCAACTCCACGATGACCGCGTCCCACTCCGTGAGTGCGTCCGCCTCTTCGAAGACCTCGAGCAGCGCATCCTGGCAGGCCTGCACTACGGCGTTGACCAGTGCCACGTCGTTGGCATCCATCATCACCCGGGCGGCATTGTCGTGGTCAACGCCATCCTCAGGCGCGAGCTGGACGTTGGAGCCCAGGAATTCAGCGCGCCACTGCATCAGGTCCAGCAAACGGCTTTTTACTGCGGGGTCCATGGCTCCCTCGTCTTCGGGCAACAGGCCCAGGCATTGGAGGCTGACGGGCAGTGCGGGCAGTTGCGCGCAGCTGCAGTCAGCCGGGGGGCGTTTCTTGTAAACAAAGGTGACCTCCTTATCGGTCGCGGCAATGCCGAGGATCTGCGGCTTGAAACAGATGGCGGGGAGCCCCTCATCCGCGCCGCGGGTGGTGGGCACGAAGCGGGATTGAATGGACGCCTGGGAGCTGACGCTGCTGATGGGCGTGGGGATGGTGAAACCCACCGGGCCTGCGGTGTAGGGCACGCCGGTGTAAGCGGGCGGCAGCTGGCCGCTGACGCCGCCGCGAACGCTCCAGTACTGGGCGCCGCCGGTGGCCCGGCCTTCGTTGGTCACCACGATGTTCTCGGTGGGGGCCGCGGGCGACACGTCGCCGACCACCATGGACTGCGAGCGGCGCACGGAGGCGATCACGGGCAGCGCGTGCGCGTCGGTGCGCAGCGGGATGTCGGTGACGGCTTGGCCACCAGGCGCGCGGTCTTCAGCCACCACGCCCAGCACCTGCAGCAGCGCACTGCGGGCCTGCACCTGGCTGAGGAAGTCGAACATCGTGACTGCGGTGTAGGTCTCGGTCTCGGTGCCGTCGGTCACGGTCAGCGTGTAGTTGCCGGCCACCGCGCGCACGCGGGTGTTCTCGGGCACTTCGTAAGCCACGGCGGGGTCGAGCCGGTAGCTGAAGCGGCCTTTTTCCCAGATCTTCCAGGCGCGCAGCACCTGCGGGATGCCAGCGAAGGCAATGCGCAGGGCGCCCGGGGGCACTTCGGCACCGTTGCCGGCGGGCTGGCCCCAGTCAAACTGGGCGCCCTCGAAGGCAGTGGACCCCACGGGTATGCTCTGCAGCGTGGCGTACGGCAGATCGCTGTAGGTCAGGCTGCGGGTGACCGACAGCTCAATGTTGTTGCCAGACGCGCCAGGCGCACGGGCGGCCAGCTGCACGCCGAAGAAGTCCAGCAGCGCGGGGGTGGAAGCCTTACCAGCGTCCAGCAGCGAGAACCGCAGGGTCTGCGGCACGGCGCCCACGTCAATGCCCTGCACTTCCAGCGTGCCATTGCCCACACCCTGCAGCACCGGGCTGGAGGCGCGCAACGCGCCGTCTGGCCCGCCCAGGACCTCGACGTCCACCACCGTGTCGGCGCCGCCGGTGTAGGCCCCGGACAGGCCCACAGACCCATTGCCCGCGCGGTTCTGCGCCAGCAGGTGCACCGTGGTGCTGGCCCGCTGGGTAGATGCCACGATGGCAGCCCCGCGCACTTTGTTGTGCGCGTTGCCCAGGATGCGGGTACGGGTGATGGGGGTAGCAGCCATAGCGATCAGGAGCCCATGCCCCGGCGGGTGAGGTTGGCGATAGCAGGCATGAGCTGGCGCGCCATGCGGTCGGCTTCGGCGCGGTTGGACAGGTCAACGCCCGGGTTCAAAACGATCTGGATCACAGGGCCGCCCGCAGAGATGCCGCCACTCCGGCCGCCTGAGCTGCTGCCGCTGCTGTTCGTGGAGGTGACGGGCGCTGCGGGCCTGCTGCCGGATGAGCCGGAGCCGGACGAGCCGCCAACGCCGTTGAGCAGCCGGGCCTCGAGCTCCTGCAGCTCGCGGCGCATGGCGGCGATCTGGCTGCTGCTGCCCTGGTCGGAGACGTTGCCGCCGATCTGGGCCATGAGCTTGAGCATGGTGGCCAGTTGGCGGGCGCGCTGCGCGTCAGGGTTGTCGACGTTTTCTTGCCCGTACCGCTGGGCAATGTCTTTGTCGACGTCCTCTTGCCTCTCGCCGGCCAGCACGCGCTCGCCGGCGGTGTTGAGGGAGTAACCTTCTTTGTCGATGTTCAGGCGCTTGTTGCGGGCTTCGTTCTGGCGTTCGAGCGCTTCAGTCACACGCTCGATCTGGGCCAGCTCACGCTCGTTGTAGTCGGCTGAGAGCTTGTGCTTCATCAGAATGGCGTCCATCGCATCTGCTTGCGCCTGGATCGCCTCTCTGTTGGCATGCCAGCTTCGCGCCATGCGGTCAATGCCTTCAGCGCCTTTGGTCGCGACCTCAAGGGTGGCCCGGCCAGCCTCATCCACCGCGATCTTGTAGCCGCGCACGCCAGCCTCTGCGGTGACCCAAGCGGGTGCGATGCCTTTGTTAGCGGCGATTGCGGCTTCGGCCGCGACCTTGAAAGCGCGACTCAGGTCTTCTGCGGTGGCCGAGCCAGAGGTGCGAATCGTCTCAAAATCGGCCCGCGCTGATTCGGCGAGCTGCTTGAGCTTCGCCGCGCTGGTCACACCAAGTCGACCGAAAGCCGCGTCCACCAGAGCAGCCGCATCCGCAGCATCCTTGGCGGACTCCCTCATACCCCGAAGCGATCGGTTCAGCTGCTCCTGCAGCTCAGCCGCCCTCTGCCAGTTGCCATCGCTCACCGCAGCAGCGTACTCAGCCCGAAGCGTCGCCAAGCCCTGTTGAGCGGCCTTCATGGCAGTGGCGTGGTCGGTCGTCGATTTGGCTGCAGCCTGTGTCTTAGCTGTCGCCTCAGCCTGCGCCTTGGTGGACCGCTCCTGCTCCGCCCGGGCATTCGCGACTGCAAGCGCCCAGGCGTCAGTCGCTGCTGCCGATCTGTCAGTGGCGCCAGCCAGGCCGTCAAACCCGTCGCGCGCCGTCTGCGCCGCCGTGGCTGTGTCTTGCAGCGCTTGAGCGGCTTTGTCTCGCATTGCCTGGGCAGCATCACCAAATCCCTGCGCGGCGCTTCTCGCATCCTCTGCGGCCAGCTTGAAGGATTCCGACAGTTCGCCGAAGGTGACGGAAGCAAGACCCTCCCGCAGCGCAACCACGCCGGTCATCACAGCAGATGCGACTTCTGCAAACACCGACCCGATGCTGTAGATGGCTGTGAGCACGGCGTTGACGCCGGCACTCATCACGCCATATGCAAGCTGAAGTGTGTTGCCTGCGTTGGTTGCGTATTCCCCGATCTTGGTGAAGGTTTCATTGACCCGGTCGGCGAACTCTTGGATGCGGGTCATCACCGCACTCAGATCCACCGTGGCAATGAAGTCACGAACAAACTGAATGCCATTGCGAAAGGCGGTTGCAATCGACTCGCCGAACCTCGCCACCGTGCCGTCCGCGACTGCAGCACGGAACGCGTTCGCAAGCTGGTCGACACCGTCTTTCAGCACCGGAAGGACCGGAGTGCCCAGCTTGAGCATTACCGCATCCCAAACCCCGGCCAACTTGGTGAGAGACCCATTCAGGTTGTCCTGCATCACCTTCGCGGTGGCGGCAGCACTACCCTCAGCGCTCTTGAGCTTTTCCGTCAACCCGTCAAGGGCACCAATGCCCTGATTCAGCAGCGCACGAAGTGCAGGCCCCGCCTCGGTTCCCACAGCAAGAATTGCTTTCGAACCGGCAGGACCCGCTGCAGCAAGCTGTTGAATCGCCAGCTCAAAGTTGTTGGTCGTGATGCCTGCCAGCGCCAGTTCATTGCGGAACTTGCTGGCAGGATCCAGAAACTGGGCGAGGATCGCGTTTAAGGCGGTACCGGCACGGCTCGCATCGATGCCCCCCTGAGCGAATTGTCCAAGGATGGCGACCGTACCCTCCAGGCTCAGCCCAACGCTTTTCGCAGCCGGCGCGGCGTAACTCAAAGCCTGGCCCAGACCCAGGATGCTGGTCTTGGTCTCCGCCGCACCCTTGGCAAGCACGTCGGCAACCCGCGCCGCGTCGGTGAAGCTTAGGCCCATCCCCATGATTGCGGATGTGAGCACGTCGGAGACCGTCGCCAGACTGAGGTTTTCGGCAGTGGCTGCAGCAATGATCGGCTTCAAAGCCATCAGCGCTTCACCCGAGCTCAGCCCTGCCTTGCCCAACTCAGTGAGAGCATCAGCCGCCTCGACTGCGGTGAACTTTGTGTTCTGCCCCACATCTTCGGCCGCTGCCCGCAACTTGCCGAGTTCATCCCCGGCGGCACCTGTAGCAGCCTGAACACGGCTCATGGCCGCTTCAAAGTCACCAGCGCCGCGGACCACCCCCGCAAACGCCTGAATGCCGAAGTAGCCCAAGATGGCCACACCCACGGCAGCCACCTTCGCCTGCAGCTTGTCGAACACCGAGGACGCGTTGTCCTTGGCGTTGATCAGGATCTGAATGGGCTTGAAGGCCATGGTGGGCGGTGTTGTGTGAAGGGTTCAGGCAATGCAGCGGCTTCAAGTGCCACCGCTTGGGCAGCGGCACTGGGAGGCGCCCGGCGCGCTAGCGCCGGCTTTTAGGGGTGGGGTATGGGCTTAGTCGAGCCAGTCCACGCGGGCAAAATTCCCGTACTCGGGGTCGTTGCCCAGCTCGGACGCGTAGAGCACGCGGCCGGTGAATTGCATGGTGATGGGCTCGTCGGAGAGCCAGTTGTAATCACCGCCTGGCACCATCGACGTGCAGGGCATGATCAGCCGGGCCTTGCGGCCGTTGTGGTTGATGCCGTTGAACACGAACCCCTTGCGAATGCCGTTCGCCTGGGTGAAGGCGGCGATGTTCACGTAGGCCGCGTGCGCGTAGTCCACCTTGAAAGGCTGGACAGCAGCGGGCGACGTTGGCAGAGCCAGCATCTTGAGGTGCGAGTGCTCAGCGCTCTTGATTTCGTAGTGAACACCTTCGTCCAGCTCGATGGGCGTGCCGCTGGTGCTATCTTCGATGACGATGCTGCTGGCGTTTGGGTGGCGCAGAAAAAAACTGTCACCGGCCGCAATCGTAGGCAACTTCTCGGCGGTCACCGTGCCTGCGGCTTTGTCCACTGCCAGGCCGTAGAGGTAGTGGGCCAGGAGGCGCGGCGTGATGTGCTGCAGCTCGAGCGTAAAAGTCATCTCCGCCGCGCCGGGGATTTCTTCCAGATCCAGGCGCTGGCCGCTGCAGCTTTCCTTGATGGTGCTGACCTCCTTCGTCAGGGCTGTCGACAGGGTGCGGTTGCCGCAGGGGAAGGCCTCCACGCCGGTGAGGAACGCCATGTCTTTGGCACCGTTGACGGGGTCGTAATCCCCCCACAGGATCGGGCCCTGACCCTTCCAGCTTTGGGACTTGGTGGTTTTAATGGTTGCAGCCATGGCTTAAGCGTCCTTCTGCGTGGTGGTGGAGGGGGTTGTGGCGAGGGCATCCTTGGACGCGACTTTCAGGCCGATCAGCCACTGGGCCTTCGACTCAGGCAGTTCGAGCTCAGCGCCCTTGGGGTAGTCGCGACCTGCGTGCCGATGCGGCTTGAGCAGGTGGACAATCTTTGTGTCTTTCTCTTGCTTGGACATGGTCAATCCTCAATGTGTAGGTACATCAGCAGTCGCACCGCTGACCTTCAAACTCTGAACTGGTCGTAAAGAGCAGCTCGCAGCCTGCATAGGCCCCGGCCACCTCCAGATCGCGCACCCCGCCCAGCCTGAGCCAGGACCACGCGCGTGCTGATCCGTCTTTCAGCCGCAGGCCATGCAACTGGGCGATCAACGCCGTAAAAGCACCGTCGAGCTTTTGTGCCGCTGCATCCCCCCGCTCAACGATCAGGGTGACAACGATGGACGGCGCAACGGTGGCCACCGCAAAACCGTCAGCCTCCACAGCCGCACTCGCAATTCGCAGATCCACGGCTGGATAGGCTTCGCGTGATGCGATGGATAAGCCGTCGCGCACGTCCCAACTTTGGAAGTGCGGGGCATTGCGCAGCAGCTCGGACATAGTGACAAGCGCAAGGAACATGGAGCTACCCCTTCAATGCAGCCACTGCAACACGCTGCACCCAGCCGCTGGAGTCGGGCTGCACACCGCCAAGCACGGTGTAAACCGCGCCGTTGATGGTCAGCTGCGACCGCTCGGCCAAGCCCGGCGCGTGGGACAGGTTGAACGAGACAACTACGTCAGACGCGTCAAGCACACTGCTGCCACCGTCGAATGCATCGGTCTGCCCCTGATCCAACACCACGCCAAAGGGCACGCCACCCTGGTAGGTGGCCGTGGCGTTCGACAGGTGCGACTCGACCGCGCTGTTCACGCGGGCTTCGAGGGCGGCGAAGGGGTTGGTGGGCATGGCGGGCGGTCAGGCGTTCAGGTGCAGCCAGGCGGTGGTGGTGCCGTTGCCTGCCGCCTTTGCTGCGTAGCCTGCCAAGACGTTGCCGCTGGCGGTCGTGGTGAGGCGGAAATCGTCCGCGTCCCAGTACAGCGCAGCGCCTTGCGCAACTACGTCAGTGCCGAGCTTGGCGAGCTCCACCACGCCCTTGACGCGGATGGGCCCGGTGTCGCCAGCCGCGATGTTCGCCACGGCGATGCCGATACGCACGCCGATGACAACGACAGCGCCGCTGGTCACCGCGCCCGCTGGGGTGTGGTCGAGCACGTCGCCCACTTGGATGAAATTTTTCATGATGACGGTCCTTGAGGATGGAGAGGTGAAGGTGGTGGCGGGCGGGCGCCGCAGCGCCCTGCCCTGTCACATGCCGCCGATCAGGCGCCGGGGTTCTTTGCCAGGGCCTTCCAGTCGAGGGCGCTGACACCGGCGTCGATACGCACCTTGAACTCGGTGCCGTCCACGTTCCAGCCCTGGCGCTGCTCCAGATACGGCTGGTCGTTGCCGTCGAGGTAGTTCACCTCCACGGTGTCGTGCATCTGCGCGCCGCCTGCGCCATACCAGGCGGTGGACGATGCGGCATCCAGGCGTGCATCGCTGATGACGTCGAACGTGCCGCGCACGCTGTTGGGGGTGGTGTTGTTGCGGGTAGTAGCACCCACTTCGAACTCGCTGTCGCGCACCACGTTGGCGGTGCCTTGCAGCGCCACGGGCACCAGCAGGTGCTTCATGCGCATGTTGAGCACCGAAGCGCCCTGCTTTTGCAGGGCCATGGCCGAACGCATGGCATCGACGCTGGCGGTGCTGAGCGCGGCACCGGTCAGCAGGTTGCCGTGGCTCGCGTGGAACAGCGGCACACCGTCCTGCATGTTGGGGTTGGCTGTCAGGATGGCGTACACCAGATCGCCAATGGTGCGGATGGCGGCGCGACCCATCATGCGAGGCACGCGAGTGAACGCGTCCAGGTCATCATTGATGATGGCCTGGCGGGTGATGCTGAACAGCTCGCCGTAGGTGGCCAGCATCACAGGAGCGCCACGCTCGCCGACGGTGATGTACTTATACTCGGCGCCCTCAGCCACCTTGCGCAGGCTGGGGAACATGTTCAGGTCCACGCGGCTACCGGGGCGGAAGTCGGGCAGCGTGCCGGGACGGGTCCACAACTGGAAGGTTTCTTCCGCTTCTTCGTAGCCCAGCAGCAGGGACTTGTTGGCGACGTTCGCCAGCAGGCCGGGGAAGTCGCTGGTGCTGTGGGTGAAAGCAGCGCCGATGAAGGTCTTCTTGTCCATGCCGTCGGACTTGAAGCCCGCACGGGTCAGGCTGGCGCGGGCCAGCTCGGCCAGCGAGTAGCCGCGGAAGGGGTTTGCGCCTTCGGCCTTGGCGAGGCCCGCGCGGGCCAGAAGCGCGTTTTCGGTGGCGCCACGGTGCTTGTCCGCTTCGTCCTCGACTGTGACCACATGGGCACCGGCCACAGGGGTGGCACCGGCCGCCAGGTGCGCCAGCAGCTGTGCACCCGCAGCCTCGACCGTCACGGCGTGGTCGTTTTGCAGGCGGGCCATCAGATCGCTCACGCCTTGGCGGTCGGCGAACGGCTTGAAGCTGGCGGCGATGCCGTTGCGACGGGCCAGGTCATCGGCCAGGATGGCAGCGCGGTCAGCCGCAGGGGCCGCAGCAGGAGCAGCAGCTACGGGCGCGGCGGCGCTTCCGCCACCGGCCGCCGCTGCGCCAGCAGCGCCGATGGCGTTCTGCAGGGCATGGGTACGGAATTTCTTCATGGGATCCTCTTCAGCGGAAGGTGCGGCGGCTGCCGCGGGAGTGCCCTGCGCTTGCGCTGCGGCAGGCTCAGTGCGGTATCGGGAAATGGGCATGTCGCGCGCTGCGCTCGCGGCGATGGGGTTGGCATCGGTGATGGCGTCGATCAGCTTCGCTGCAAGCGCTTCCTCAGCCGTGAAAAAGTGGTCTTTGCCATCCATCAGCAGCGCCAGGGCGCCAGCCTGGTCGCCGGTCTTGGCGGCGTAGCTGGTGGACATGGCCGTGGCCCAGGTGTCCAACTGGTCGGCCAGCTCGCGCAGTTCTGCGCTGTTGCCTGCCGCATACGTCCAGGGCGCGTGGATCATCATCAGCGCGTTGCTGGCCATGTTGATGGAGTCGCCGCCCATGGCGATCAAGCTGGCGATGCTGTACGCGATGCCATCCACCTCGACGGTGATGGTGGCCTTGTGGCGCTTCATGGCGTTGCAGATGGCAATGCCGTCTGGCACGCTGCCGCCCAGGCTGTTGATGCGCACGGTGATGGCGTCCACATCGAGGGCGGCCAGCTCTTGCATGAAGCTCTTGGCGCTGGTGGTTTCATCCCACCAGCTTTCACCGATGTCGCCGTAGATCAGGATCTCGGCAGCGGCCAAGGCGCCGACGGCTGCGGCTGCAATGGCTGTCTTGCGGCGGATGGCGTACCAGGGTTGTGCGGTTTTCATGTGCTGAGGGCTCTCGATTGGAGAGCCCTCAGTGTCTGGATTAGCCTGTCCAGTTTCTAGGGGAGAAACTGGACAATTTTCACGCGGTCGCTTCTGCTTCCTCATCCCCGTCGTCCGGGCGCTTCTTTGTCGGCTCTGCCGCACTGCCGAAGGCCACACCGTTTTTGAACTCGGCGTTGCTGGTGAAGATCAGCGCCTTCTCGGCGGCCTCTTTGCGGAAAGCCTCCACCTGCTCAAGCACGTCGCGGGGGTTGCCGCCGCGCCGGCGGATCACCTCGACCTCGCTGGCAAAGCCGGCCTGCACCAGCTTCTCCCACGCTGCGGCCTCGTGCACGGGATTGATCCATGGCATGGACTGACCCACGAACAGCGCATCGTCTGCGCTGCCTGGGCGCAGATCGGGCGGCATCGGCACCACCCCGCTGAGGTGGGCCGCCATCACGAATGACTCCCACACGGGCTGCACGAACATGCCCACGAACTCATCGGTCAGCACCGCGTAGTGCACCCACTGCTCCACCAACTCTTGCCGCTGCGCGCTGTACGTGCCGTTGTAGTCGCGGCTGACGCTGGAGTAGCTTGCGCCGATGCCCGCTGCGAAAGCGCGCAGTTGGCCGGAGCGCCACACCACCAGGTTCGGGTTGGGCCGGTTGCTGTCGATGAGTCCGATCTCTTCGCCCACCTGCAAGGTGTCTAGGATCATGCCGGGCTGCATGCGCAGATCGCGCGGCAGTGGGTTCCCGTCTTCGTCCTTCTCCACGCTAGGCCCGGACGCCTGATAGCCGTTGGGCTCATTGCGCTTGACGTAGGCGGTCAGCGACGCGGCCACCTTGGCGGCGATGCGCTCGCTTTCTTCGTAGTCCTTCAGGTCTTCGACCCGTGTCACGACGCTGGCGAATTCAGACACGCCGCGCTGCTGGTGCAGACGGTCAAGCGTGGCCAGGTGCAGCACGCGCTCTGCCGGGATGGTCTTGAGGTCACCAGCGCCGCGCAGCACCATCGAGTCGCGCGGGTCGCCCCGGTACACCAAGTAGCCGGTGGCTTCGCCCCATGCGTTGGACTGGATGCCTTGTCGGATCCCCTTGCTGACGTCGTCGTAGTCGAGAGGCACGAAGTCGGGTTCGAACAGCTCCAGCGAGTACGGCACCCGGGTGCCGTGGTTCAGGTAGGGCACAGGGCCGATCAGCTGTTGCGCGAAGGCCTCGCCGTCGCGCAGCCACGTGTAGCCCATCAGCCGCTGAGCCATGGGCCAGCGATATTTCTTCGTGACCTCTGGCTTACGCTGCCAGTCGCGGTAGGCCTCGCGCAGGGCGTCGGCGTATTCCTTGTGAATAGTGCCGTCCTTGCGACGCGGCTGCGGCTCGATGCCGATGCCGGCGGCACCCACCACGTTATTGACCAGCACGCGCAGCGCGCCGCGTGACAGGTCGTGATTGCGTTCAAGGTACCGGGCATGCGCACGCAGTGCGGCAGCACTGCCGCCGACCAGGGCGTTCGGGCTGCTGTTGTCGTTGCGGCGCTTACGCTGGCGGCTGGGCTTGGCGCCTTCGTAGTGGGCAAGGGCCTGGCGGGCCTGGGCGCGCTGCAGGCCGCGCACGGGGTCTTGCCACGCGACGATTCGGTCGATGATGTTCATGGTGTCCGGTCTTTCGGGTCAGCGGTCGGAGCCGTCGAAGCGGGCCACGGAGAACGACAGCCCGCCCAGGGTAGGCCCGCTGCCCTGCTCTGCAGCGGCTCGGCGCTCCCACTCCTGGCGGCCCTTGCGGATCTCGGAGAGGTTTTCGACGGTGAGTGTGCGGCCACCAAAGGACACGGACTTGCCGAGCAGCAGCGATGCCTCGGCTTCCATGTACTTGTCGACCATTTCAGTTGCGGTAGTCATGCGCGCCACACTACGACGAAGGCTGTCCACTATCTAGGGGAAAAGCTGGACTATTTGAAGGTGGCCGGTTCTGGCCCACGATGTCATAGATGCGCGCCCGGCTGAGCCCGGTGCGCTTCTGGATCCGCGCCAGGCTGTCGCGGGTGCCGTCGAACTCGCGGCGTATGCCGGCGTCACGCTCACTGCGGTCGGGCGACGGGATGTAGAGGTCCTGCCCGCCCATGCGGGAGCGCAGGCCATCGACCAGCACACGGGCGAACAGGCCTGCAAAGCCTTCGTTCATGCCGATGTCTTCGCGGACGATGGCGAGAAAGTCTCGCTCGAGCTGCACGGCGGCGTCTTCTGCCTGGGCGGCGGTCTGCTGGGCGCCGTCGGCGGGGGTGGGGTTCATAGGGCGCTGCTCCATTCTTCGGATGCAAAAGGTGATCGGGTAGGTGCGGGGCGCGCCACCTGGCGAGGTGGCGGCTGGATAACTGCGACATGTGCCGGCAGGCTTGCGGCTTCGGGCTGCAAGGGCGCGCTGCTGAACAAATCGGCCGGCGGCTGCACCGAGCCCTCCAGGCGGGTCCATTGCACGTCGGTGTACTTGTGCAAACCCTGGCCGTAAGCGGCGTGCAAGGCGTAGTTGCGGTTGTCGAGCTGCTCATTGCGGGGGCGGCGCTTGACCCACCGGTATGCGTCGCGGCCGTTGACCTTGGCCAGCACGCGCTGCTCAGCGGTCAACTGCTCGTAGAACTCGCGCGGCAGCTCATCGCTGAAGTGAACGAACCCGGGCCCGGGGTTCTGGATGGCGAGCTGGCCCAGCAGCAGGTCCTTGGCGGCATCGACGCCCACGCGCCACAGCTTGATGCCCTGGCGCACCTTCTTGCCGCGCCAGTTGACTTCCTGCAAACTGCTGGGACCGAGGATGTTCACGGACTCGTTACCCTCGCCCTTGATGGCGCGCAGGTTGGGCAGCACGTGCTGGGCCTTCGTGACCCAGTTGTAAACAGCCTGGGTCTGGTCGGATGAGTCGATGCTGGTGGCGCTGATGCCCAGGCTGCCCCCGTGCCAGTCCTGGGCATAGCGGCGCAGCAGTTGCTGGGTGACAGCGTCCCACTCATCATCGACCGCGGGATTCCCCTCGATCACGATCACGTCGACCACCCAGGACTCCATGCCGCGGCCCCAGGCGTACACGGTGATTTCCCAGCGGTTGCGCTGGACGTCAACGCCGGCAGTGAGGTACAGCCCGCCTTTGGGCACGGTGCACAGCTTGTACGGTTCGGCCCGGGCCTGCAGGGCGTGCTCATCGGTGCGCTCGCCGGCCAGCTCCCAGGTCTCGCCTAGGGTTTCGTTGACGAACAGCTGCATGGGGCCGACTTCGCCAGCTTCGAGCGACTTCAGTGCGTTCTCGAACTCGGTGACGATGTCCGTCCAGGCGCGCTGCGGGCTGTAGGCCGTCCACACGTGCACACCAAGGGTGCGCGGGGGGTTACATGGCATGCCCTTGTCGTCGCGCCAGATCCGGTCAGATCCGTATCGTTTGCCAGTGCGCTCGCACACCCAGGCGCCGGACAGCGGCACACCGCCGGGCAGGTAGTCGGCCTGGGTGATGTGCTCGCGGCAGTGCGGGCACACGTGGTGCACCGTCTCAGGCTTGCCCCGTGTCCACTTAAACCCGTGCGCGACCTTCTTACCGCCCCACATCAGTGGATGGTCCAGGCCGCACTTCGGGCAGTCGATGTGGAAGCGCACCATGCCCTCGGCGTTCTCGCACGCGCGCTCGACGTGACACAAGCCCTTGAGCCGCGGCGTCGATCCGCCGACAAATTTGGGGTAAGGCGCGCCCTCCAGACGCCCCTTGGCCAGGCCACCAGGGTCCCCAGACTTCTCGATCTGCTGGTCGAAGGCCGACCATTCGTCCAGGATGGCCACGGCCACGGTGATACGTCGGTACGCGCGGGCCGCCTTGCCGCCCAACAGGTGCAGCACGCTGTCGCGGAATGGCTTGAACTTGATGGTCTCTTCGCTCAGTCCCTTGCCCTGGCGCCGGGCCTTGTTGATGGCCGGCACGCCCGTCAGGGGATCAAGCAGCGGGTCGATTTCGCTTTTGACGTAGCTGTCGCGGTCATCGTCAGTAGGCTGCCACAGGGCCTGTTTGCGGCGGCGGTGCGCGATGTTGTACGCGACGAAGGCCGTCACCATCTTGGTGTAGCCCACGCGCTTGGCCTTGCGCACGGCGAGGTCCTCAATGCGGTCATCGCTCATGAAGTCGAGAATGCCGACCTGAAAAGCCCAGGCCTCCCAGGCGCCTTTCTGGTGGCTGCTCTCGCCGGCGAGCTTGAAGTGATCGCGCGCCCAGTCGCCCAGACGCTGCGGTGGCTCGGCCCGCAGACTGTCCAATCCCATGCGCACCGCCGCCTTGATCGCTGCTGCGGTCTCGGCATGGATGCGTGGCATCGTGGTCATGCGGGCATGCCCTCGCTGTACGCGTCATCGTCTTCTTGACCGTCCGCCGCCAGCATGGCGTCGATGCTGTCGGCCACCAGTCGCTCAGTCGAGCGGATCCACTCATTGCGGGCCGAGGCGATGACCTGCAGCACAGTCGTTTTGGCTTCATCGGGCAGAGTCGGGCAGGCTTTCTTGAGCGCACCCTCCAGCTGGTCGAAGCGATCCACCACCGCACTCGAGGCCTGGCCCAGCACGTCGGCCAGCAGACCGACCGGTGCATAGTCTTTGCGCGCCACAGCGTTCTTGATCGCCTGGCCCTCGCGCTGCTCACGGGCGAGGGCCGCGCGCTCCTGCACCAAGTCCAGGCCGCCTACCTCGGAGCCTACGCGCCCCGCGGCCTGGTCGCGCAGACGCTCGCAGTAGGCCACCAGCCATTCCTGCGCCGTGTCGCCGCGCACGATCACCCCGTCGCCGACCAGCTGCGACACGCGGGCCTCGCTCAAACCGACCATCGCGGCGAACTCAGCCTGTGAAATTTGCTGATCGAGGATAGGGATCACCTTCACGCGGCACCCCCGAACGCTACAAAAAATGAAGCACTGAACACAGCAACCATCTTCACTTAACCCCCTTAGGAGGGTTGCGCAACAGTCCGAGAGGGCGGTGCGAATTACCCGCACTGGAGCCTCCCCGGGAGGACCCGCGACGGGGGGGGCGATGTTGCGGGACTGCCACACCGACCGACCCGCGACGCACCATCGAGGTGAGCGCCATCGACCTCATGCAGCCCCCCTCTCGACGCCACGACGACGCACTGAATCGGCCGCATCGCGCGCCGCCCGAGACACGTACTCACCACGCTCAATACGCTCGGCAATGGCATCGACCCATGCCTTGGGCTGTGCCGTGCTGGGCGCCTGCAAGCGGGCCAGCAGTTCGCGCATCACAGCTTTGCCCTCGGCACTGGTCGCAGGCAGGGGCAACGCCTTGAACGCAGGGCGTGGGCCTGCAGCGCACAGGGCTCGGAAGTCCGTGGCAGTGGGCACCTGGTCGGGCAGATTCTCTAATGCATGCATCACGGCGCGAGGGTTGCTCGCATAGTCACGAAGCACACGCCTCCAGTCGGCACGTACCAGCTCCATGTCCAGCCCGGCCCACATCGCAGCCCATCGACGCGCATAGCGCACAGCCAAAGCCGAATGGATCTGAACCACGAAGTCATTGCCTTCAAGCATGGGCTGCCTCCACCGTGAGCAGCGGCTGCACGCCCGCCGCCTGATCCTTGAAATACTGGTATCCATCGCCCATCGGTGCGGGCGCGGCAGCAGCAGGGGCACGGGCAGCAGCCAGGGGCGCCACTTCTGCCATCCGGGCGCGTGCTGCAGCCTCAGCGCGAGATTCAGCCGGGGGAGCGCTCATGCTCGCCAGTACCCGGTCCACGTACGCAGGCAGGTAGGCGATGCCCTCGGTGGATTCCTCGCGAGCCTTGGCAACGGCAGCGCGCATCTGGCCAAGCGTCACGCCTGCCGATACCCACGCCTTCGCCTTGGGCCAGAACTTCTTTCGGTCCTGCAGGTCGGTGTGGTCCACCTCCACGCCGAACTCCGAGCCGAACAGTACAGCCCACTCACCTTCGGACTTTGGCAACATGCTGCCCACCGGTTGCACGGTCGATGCAACGCCCGCAGCGCCGTCGTCGGGTTTTGGAGACGAAGTCTCTTTTATATGGTTCTGGTTCTGGTTCTGGTTGGTGGTTCGTTCGTTCAACGGGCGTTCAACGGCCGTTGAACCAGCACCCTCCGCACCGCCGACCGACTCAGCGCCACCACCCTCGGGCGGGCGTTTCTTCTTACGCTTGGCCGCAGACGCACGGCCCGCGCTGCTTTGTTGCTCCTGTTTTTGACGATAGGCAACGATCTCGCCATCGCATCGGGTGTTGTGCCAGCCGTCTTCCTGCAACACGAAGAACTCTTCAAGCACCGATTCGAGCGCCGCGCGCTGCTCTTCGGTGTGCGCAAGAACGCGCCGCGCGAGCTTTGCGACGTCGCCGTTCAACGGGCGCTCAGTGTCGTAATACACATCGAGCAGTTCCCGGTACAACGCCCGTTCAACGAACGTTAAATGTCGGGTGGCACTGTTGAAGTCACCGATGTGGTGGGGATAATGATTCACAGCACACCTCCGCTCAATGCCAGTTCGCGCCGCAGGATGAGCAGCTCAGCGGCACTCAGGGGGCATCCTTCCCCCTCCACACCGGCAAACGCCGCCACAACAGGCTGCGCACCAAAAACCCCACGCGCTACAGCACTGGCTTGGTTTGTGGTCATGGTGAGCGGACCCACCGTGGCTGCAGCCCACCGAAGCGCGCCAGCGTTCTCAATAGGTTGATCAGACACCGAGCGCCTCCCGCAGACGAAACCGGACACGCCGGTCCAGGTACTCTTGCAGGCCGGCCTCTTGGGCCACCCGCTCCATGCTGATGCGCGGCTGGTACACAGGCCTGCGCACGAACATCAGGACCGGCTTCACGGTCACGTCATGCGTCCCGCTGGCTGCCCACACACCAGCAGGCAGATGGTGGCCACGTGCGCGCCCCAGGCTCACAAAGTAGCGCCGCCCCAGCGTGGTCTTGTAGACCTTCTTCGTGGCGACGTTGCCGATGCCCTGCTGGTTGCGCAGCTTCGCCTTGCGCTTGTCCGTCATGTTCGCCCGGTAGCCCTGCTCCGAGCTGGCCTGCAGATAGCTGATCAGCTGCGCGACGAACGCGCCGCGCAGGTTGCCGCGCCCGTCATCGCTGCCCGGGAATGGGTCTGTCGGTATCGAGGTCTGGAACCCATTGGGCAAGATCCCCGCGCGCCGCAGCGCCACCTCGCTGCGCTTGTCAGCACGGCGGCCGCCAAACTCCTGAGCCTGCAGCACGTCCTGCGGGTCAACGCCCACCTTGCCGCCCGTCGTGCCCAGTCGCTTGGTGTGCAGCGTCGGCGCCACGGCCACACTCAGAT